GCCCCCCGATTCTTTATGCGAACATGAAACCATTGGTGAAGTCGTAGCAGTTAAACACAGGAGAAGATCCTGCCTGTCCGATGAACTTGTGAATGAACCAATTGTAGTTCTTTTGAAATACACCTTCGCCAGCAATTCCGTGCTCACGAAGAATAGCATTCAGGCGGGACTTGGTGGTGTTGGACTGATACCCACCGTCAAAGATTTGCACGAAGTCATCACCAATGGTGGCGATGTGGTTACCGTACAAATACACTTTCGACTCGTTAGTTTCAGGGTCAAAAGTAACCGAAGTGTTATCTTTCTGCCAGTTCTGATTGTTCAGAATAGCAGCGTTCATTTCACGTTCGATCTTACGCATGTTTGGTGTGGTTGTTTGAACTGAGGTTAGTATGGCAGCAGATGGGAGGCAATGGGGAGAATGGTGGACACCTCCCCGACTGTCACATCAGAACAGGAGATCTGCGATCTGCTCCATGATGCTACCGTAGTCTGCGATATGGTGTCCGTTGTGACGGATCTCAGCATACCCAAACTCTTGTGCCAGATCGTAGCAGAGATCATGGGCACGGTCCAGGTCCAGGACGGACTCGGACTCATAAGGGGCAGAGGGAACCAGAACTTCGTAACGCATTGGGTTTGTTTGAACTGTAGTCATTATAGGCACGGGGTCGGGCGATCCGCGACCTGGAGTGGACAGTTCACGAATTGGCACAGGCGGCTCCGATTCTCAATAAGAAAGTCTATTGAGAATCGGTTATTTGCCTCCTTATGTGATCACGAAGCGGTTTGAAAACGACCGAAGTTAAAGTTAGCGTATGCAAAAACTTCACGGTTCACTAACTTGAACATGCCGAAATGGTTGGTCATGGTGAACCCTTCCGCTTGGATTCTGTCCTGCATGATGTATGCTTCGGGACCATCACAACGACACATAAAGAGGCAATCTTCCTTGATGGACTTCACCAACTTCCACAAACGAATGAGGTTAGGATCACAACCAAAGGCGTCATCTTCAATCTCACGCTGTTCACGAATGCAGGCATTGATTGCAACTTTAATCTTTGCCGCTTCGGTGTTAGAAACGAACTGAACAGTCGTTGACATCTGGCGGGCGAAATTGCACACCTCTTCAACATCAGCGAACGACACCTGATTGTGAACGATCCATGCATCAGGTTTCACAAACTTCACCAGGTAGTTATCATGCCACACCGAACGATCAGGGTATGCAACAGCATCACGAAGATCATTCTCAGCATAGTAACAAGTATGCGGAGCAATGATAATTTTCTGATCAACAACCTCAGGAAACTTATACGTTACCAGGTTGGACTTGTACTCATCAGATCCACCGAACCCGATGAACTCTGCCTGATAAATTGTGCTCAGGCGAGGCAGATAATCAAAGCAAGCATGAAGAATGTTGGCAACGTTGCCTTCATAATGCACATCAATCTCATCGTGAGAGTGTGCAATACGAATCTTTTTCTTGTTGAATACTGCTTTCGTACCAACGAAGAATTGACCATTTGCAGGATCAGTTCCCCATACGATTGCAGGCGCTCCATCAATCTTAACGGAAAGGTTTCCAGGAGTCACGAACCAGTCCAGGACGGTAAGATCACCCGTCAGGATGGTATCTTCAGGATGCTCTTGGTGGAGGTTCTTCATTGCTTGTTTGATCATGAACGTAGTATGGCACGAATCAGGGGGAACCGCAACCCCCCTTGTGCCACTTAGTCGGGTGTCACTCCTCGAGGAGTTCGGGATAGTATTCTTTACACTCTTCAGTCAACTCTTCATCCGAATACTTATCATAACCTTCATTCAGATAATCATAACAAAGGCAGGTCATAGTCTTGAGATCCATGTCATCCAACATCTGCTGAATGAGAGCATCTTGCAGTTCAGAACGATTCATGAGTTTCACTTGAGAATGATACGGTAATCGATGGAATTGATGCACCAACCTGATGCTGTTGAGATCTCATCTACAAGATCGTCAGCATCATCTGCCTCCCAGAATGTGCCAATGTAATCTTCATACAAATCAACACGTTCTTGTTCGGTTAGTTCTTCCTCAGCAGAATCACAATCCAGGTCAAACTCTATCTCAGTGATTTGGAATTGCATTAGTTTGAAGGAAAGTTACGGCAGACAGCATCACATAGCGTCTTCACCAGTTCTTGTTGTTCTTCATTGTATTCATCACCCCAAGTATCATAAAAGAAACCTTCGATGATACAATCAATGTCCTCCATCAGTTGTTCACGTTGCATCAGCATTTCGAGTTGATTGTTCATTTCCATTTGGGAGCAAAAAACCAGAGAATGATTAACGAACCAAGAAGAACAGTTGTCATCAATAATCGATGTTTCCGTTCAGGTATTCATTCACATCGAACTTTTCATCTTTGAGTTCAGGAATGTCCAGGTCAAAGATTTCACCTTGGGAGTCTTGAATCTCAGACCAGAGTTCATCAAACATGGTGTGTCTCTCAGGAACGAAGTTAGTATTGCACGGATCGGGGAAGATCACAAGGGGGTCTGTGCCACTTCCCCAACTGGCACAGGAATGCTAGAAACTTCTCTTACATCACGTGGAAAGAATTCACGAATGATCTTATCATTGAGTTTGACGCAATTAATTGGTTTGATGTTACTCTTGCGTTGGAACTTCTCCACAGTTCCATCAAAAAACTCAACACGAATATTGTAGAGCATGATGTTAACCTCAGTAGCGAGAATCGTTCAGGAAAGGGTTATAAACCTTCTCAACTTCATTCCACTGAGCATCAGTCAGTTCGCCACATTGTGCTTCCATGAAGTCATAAACCATACCCCAATCTGCATCCATTTCGTAGCAGAATTGATGCAGAGATTCGAGAGCAGATTTAAACATTTCGGTGTTGTTTTGATCCATGAGTGAACAATACCCCACCACGTGGCAGAGCACAAGGGGGTTTGTGCCACTTCGCCAACTGGTTTTTATAAGTACTTCATTCTCAATAACGAAGGTCTTATTGAGAATAGAATATTAGTACTGTGCCAATCTAGAAACTGGCACAATACTAGTATACATCAGGTTCTTTGATGCTAATATCGACATCTTCGCTAGGTTCTAGTTGCAGAAGTTCTCGCCAATTGAGACCTTCGAGATCTAGATCATCATAACACATTACGTCGAGCGTGACACGTATTAGGCGCTTGTGTGCATACGTTGCGTGCATGATTCTCGTGCATATGTGTACTAGATCATATCATGCATAATGCCTATACGCAAGCGCATCATAGTCTTGCGTATTATGTGCATAATCCTCGTCGAGATCGTGTGCATCTGTGAGCATATAATACTCGCAGGCGTCCTCGTCGAGATTATAATCGTTGCTAAATGTATAGTCGAGATCGTAATCGTCGTACATAATCCTCGTCGAGATCTTGTTTATTATAGTACATGCTCGTCGAGATCGCAAGTCCCTATAATGCCTGATACTCGTCGAGATCACATAGTAATATATATGTACTTTCGACGAGAATTGTCATCGATCACACATATATCGACGAGATCTATGTGTATTATAGTCGAGATCTTATAAGATTGTCAAGCCCTGGTGCCATAAGACTGTGTGGGTCTCAGAGTTTTTCGCCGTCCCCGTACTTGACAACCTGCGCGTCTTATGGTACGCTCGCTTAGCTCACAAGACCTGGGAGGGTTTATAAGATCTTTATGAGGTTTATAAGCACAAGACCAGGAGGCATTTATGAGGTTTTAGAGAGCATAAGATCTGGGTATTCTCAACAATTAACCCAAATGATTCTCAATTATTCTACATTATTGAGAATGTTATAAAATACACACATATATTTAATTTAACATTAACCTTTTATACCTCATCATAATACACAACGCTAAATCTGTTACACCATGCAATAAATCATATATACCATACAATATAACACATTATAACACCTTACAATACACAATGGAAAGAGGAATCATTTACCTCATTCTCAACAAGCAAACTGGTGAAAAATACGTAGGAAACACCACACTTGCAATGAATAAAGAATGGGTACACCACATAGATCGTTCTAAAAGAATGTCATCTGAACCATTACATAAGGCATTTCGTCAGTATGGTGTGCATAACTTTATGATAAAAGAATTGGATGAATGTGATGAATCTGAATTTATTGAGAAAACAAATTATTGGATCGAACAATATAAACCTGAATATAATCCTGATGTAGAAAAAGTTGAGATTCCAGTGCAGGTTTTGCAGGATCCTATACCTATACCTGAACCTATAAAGAAACAGAAACAACCACGTAAAACATCACCTCATCTCATACAATGGAATGAACAGAATAGAGGAGATGGTAAACACTTTGGTCTCAAAATAAGAGGTAAGAACTTAGAAACTGGTGTATGTACTGACTATGAAAATGCAAGAATCGCAGCAGAACAAGTGACAGGTAATCCGCGAAACAATTCTAACATTCTACTTGCTGCCAGAACTGGTAGAACTGCTTACGGATATAAGTGGCAGTTGTTAGAAGAAAAGGAAAAGAAAAAGTCGGTGTTTGGTGTCAATAAAAAGACTGAACAAATTGAGGTTCGTTATGAAAGTATTAATGCCGCCGTTCGTGCCTTTGAGTGTACCGATAAACACGGGATTCTCAAAAGTCTGAAAAACCCTGGGCGTTATAGTTGGAAAGGAATATGGTGGTTTTATGGGTGATTGGCGTACCGCTATTGGCGTACCGCCCTCGTACATCTCGTTTAATCTTCCTCTTCCTTTGCACCAGCATAACCACCAACAGCAGAACCACCAGCAAATGTCAGTAAGTCATTTAGAGTTTTTGATCCTTTCTTTTTCTTCTTGGGTGTTGGTGATGTAGAAGAAGGTGATGAGGATTTTGGTGGTTTTGATGGTGGTACTACATCATCAATTGCTTTTGAAAGATCTTCATATCCTTTCTTCTTAATTGCTTGTGCCTTATCAAACTCTGCCATGTCTCTAAATGCATCTTTTGCAGCAGGAGTTCTTGGTGATGGTGTGACATTATTCTCTGCACCAATGCCATACTTTTTCTGTATCTTCAAAGTATTCTTCTTTCTAATTCTCATTTGTCCTTGTGTCAATTCTGCGCCTGTTCCTGGTTCTCCTCTCAATGGATTCTGTCCGACTCCTGGCGATTGTGAATACTTTTTAATGATTCTTCTTGATTCTCTTGAAATAGGAGTCGCGCCTTTGAATTCTCCTCCTGTAAGTGTAGCAACGGTCTTTGTTTGTCCGACTCCTGGTTTTCCACCTCTTGTGGCATTAGGTTCTCCATAACCACCAGTTCTTTGACGTGTGGAGAATACATCCACATCCTTTGCAGTCACTCTACCTTCCTTACCATACTCATAACCACTGCTACTCTTTGTTGGTTTTGATGGTGGTTTTGCCTCTACTTTCTTTAATGCTGCTTTCTGTCTTTGGAGTTCTGCCTTAACTCTTTGTGCCAGTTCCTTTCTCTCTGCACCAAACATTGGTAGTGTTCCAGGTGCCTTTCTTGTTTGAATATCAACGATTTTACTACCAACATGAGTCATTCTTTCTCCACCTTTGGAGAATACTCCATGCTTATACTCTACACCTTTTGGATACTTATCCCATACTTCTACTGGACTTAAACCTTTCTCTGGTCTATTTTGTGTAGGAATTACTTCTTTCTTTCCTGTCTTCAAATTAGTAACTTTCTGCCAATCAGACTTACCTGTGAGTTTCTGTCCTGTGTTCCAATCCTTAGCATCAAGTCTTTGTTGTCTTAATACAGCAGCATTTCTCTTTGAAGTGAATACTGTTAAATCAGTTGTTGGTTTTCTTCCTGCTGGTGTGCTGATATGTCCAGGTGCAGTAAATGGTGTTGATCTTGCTGGTGTTGTTGATGTTGCAGGAGTAAATTGGTACTTAGATCCTTTCATTGGATCAAATCCTGCACCACGATTCTGACCACCAGTTCGGAATCCTGTGATGTTCTTTGTTGGTGTTTGGACCTTCAATTTCTTTGGTAGTGTGGCAGTTTTGACTGCTGCTTTAATTCCTTGCCTTCTCAGTACCTGTCTTGCAGCGCCCTTAAACAGAACACTTGCAAGAGACTCCTCAATAAATTGTGCAAAGGTTTTCATTACTGCAACACTACTACTTCTTTCCTATATTTATGATTAGGACAAAAAGAAGGTATTACTCAGATCTTCATTTTCTTTTGGAGAAGTATAATCAATATAGTGGGAATCATCCGTAGCATCTTGTTCCTCTGGTTCTACCTTATCAACATAACCCATACGAATATCATCTGAAATTGCCGACATCCATCCGATTGAAATGTATTTTGTATTACTGACTGGTTGAACACCACGATGATAATATGTCATCGTCGCAGGGAAGATAAGAAGTTTACCTGTTTGTGGTTTAACCTTCACACCATTGATAAACTCTGTTTCTCCTCCTTCTTTAACATCATTAAGATAAAAAAGATAGGTCAGAACACGATAATATTGCGAATTTGATAATGCATCATGATGCCAATGATAATATCCATCATTTGCAACTGTCTTTTGAATTTGATGACCATTACTATAAAATTCTCTGTCTTGACCCTTAATATCAATGAGAATTTCTTTTGGCAGAAAGGATCTTGCAATATGATCAAGATACTTCTCCAAATTCACAGTAAGAACATTGTGAAGAATTCTCTGCTCTTCTTGCCACCCTGGTGTATTTGTGACAATCAAATCTGTTGAACGTTTGAAATCAGAAATACCACCAATAGTTAAACCTTCAAATTGAAGATCGGTGTTTTCTTCGAATTTGTCAATTAGGTGCTTACAAAAGTCTTTTTCAAGTGCATTTTGTTTTGTCCAAATCCAGGGATCAATGTTCATTGTATTTTATAATCTCTTAGAATAATTTATATTTGTTTTAGGGATCCCTATATCGATAGGGTTGTGATTTATATTGATCTTCTGGATCTCTACATTTTACATATGTCAACTGATGATAATACTCTGGAAAGCAAAGAACCAGACAGTGAGTCTTTTTATGAAAATAAACTAAATCATCAGGTTTATCTCTTACACCAATCTCAATGGTAACATACTCTTTGCAAGCAAAATAAACCCACCCCTCGAGATCAGTGTAAGGACTTTGCCACTTTACATAATCATTTAATTCGGGGACATAAGACATTGCATCAGAGGGTTAAGGTTGAGTTGCATTGCAGAGTATGCAGTCGTGTCGTTTATACTAACGACGGATCCAACGGTTCTGGAGTTGACAGGGGCATGGTATTCGTTGGTTTTGGTGTTGTAGAATCCCCAGATAGAGCGAACTGGACTGCCGCTATTGTAAACAAACCTGTAATGATTATAAATCCAGATTGCAATAACATTACGTTTAAAGGGTTCAGTTTCATAGGAATAACCTTTGGGTGCTTTATGTGGAAACTCAAGGGTCATTATCAGGAACTGCTCTAAGAGTGTTCGGATTGTATCCAGAATCAATATACATCATAAGTGCTTCCGAACACTGTTCTTTGGTCAACTTTTTCTTATCAGAATCAATCAGTGACCAACCAGTTGTTCCGAATTCCTCAATACGATACAGTTTCTCCATTTGATCAAGTGGTAAACGACTCTACTACACGGGACTCTACTTCTTCTTTAAGAAGAAATACACGAGCATCATTAATATTTTTTCTCAGATTACCATAATGTTCGGTATTAAACTCCTCATCATAATCAGTAATGAGATCAAAACACTCTTCATCACTTTCGGCAATTACATTCCAAATGCCACCATATTCTGAGGTTGGAAATGGGCAGAAGTGATCAACGATGTAAAGGTATTTGTCCATTAGTTTGTGTAAATTACTCCTTAATTGTAGTGTAATAATTAGTCTTTGTCAAGAGAGACAGTTGTCTTTGAAGTTCAACCTGAATTCCGATTAACTTACCGTAAAGAAAATTCTCATATGGATTATCTTTCAGTAGAGAAATAAGATTATGAACTTGCATTTGTGCTAGGATCAATTTCTCCTTCTCAGTCATAGAAACTCATCCATGAAATAATCAACAGTCAGTTCCATCTTTGCAGCAGTGTTTTCAATGAATTCATCTACCAGTTCAGGTGCATCCTCTTTCAATACTGTGAGAGTCTGATACCAAAGAGTCGAAGGAGTTTGATTCACAAGATTCATTTCAGTTCGTAATCGACGGAGTAATTGTCTACGTATTCGTAATTATATTCATTGAACCATTTGATAGCAGTTTCAATTGGTTTTTCCAACTGTTCTTTTGTGAATGGTTCTTTAAGTCGGAGTGTGATTGTGACTTCGTTATACGATTCCATATCAGTATGAAGGGATTACATCATTTCGTAAACCAGTTTCGGAACGATCCATGCCTTCCCAAATGGTATACAATTTGTTATATAGTGTCGGAACACTTCCATACTCTTTGGCAATGCGATTTTCGTCAACATTTTCAAGTTGTTGAAGTGCAGAAAGAATGATACCAATCTCATGCACGTTCAGTCTTACAAAATCTTCGGTCATAAAATTACACCTTTGCAGATGGTTGAAAGTATAGATCAATACGCTTCATCATGTCAATCAATGCATCTTGAATCTCTTCAAGTTCTTCTGAATTGACATCAGATTCCCAGAAGTCAACCATATCAAACTCATCAAAGTTTACACTGCCATTAGACATAATGGGAGCATAAAACAGTTCGCCTTCGGTACAGACAGTGTAGACGCATCCATGATCTTCAACAGTCAGAAATGCACCAGAGAAATTAACAGACATTGACAGAATCGGGATAAGGTTGAGGAATTGTTTCTAATTATCACCCCACACATGCCATGGGCATGTACTCAGACTGGGGCATTTTGTCCACGTTGAAGTCAGTAACCTCAGCACCGTTGGCAATACGCTCACGGACCTCATTCTTGAAGTCAATGAAACCGATCACGCTGTACGATTTCTGACCAGTAGCACGGAAAGTAACACGCTTGGTGAAACGACGAACAGTGGTCTTCATACCTTTGATAGGATCTGCCTCAGCGATAAATGCCTCGGGGAAGAAGTCAACGACGGTGGCGGAGTTGGTCAGTTGCATGGGGGTTGGTTGCTTATGTGCTTATTATAGGGCAGAGTTGGGGCAGAGTTGGGGCAGAGTGGACAGTTTCGAAACTGTCACATCAGAGTTTGCCGCCAACTACTCCATCATTCATAACTCTACTGTCATGTCCAGACCATCCATCCTGCCTACCTTTAAGATAGAAACGAGTGCCATCAATACAGTTTTGCTTAGTCAAAGCAGTAACTAACTCTTCGCCTTCTTTGGTCACACTGTGCCACAGTTTATATTGAGTTTCATAAACCCGAAAGCAATCATCAAACCATTCATATTCTTCTTGTGCTGGTTTTGTTTCTGTCATTCTTTTATCAGAGTAAGTTGTTCAAATTGAAGGTGATCGTCGCAAGAATCATCATCTTGCAAATCAATCATATCAGTGTCTACGTGTTTGACAAGTTTGCCGAAAAGAAAGTCAACAAACTCAAGGTCCTCTTTAGAAAACATTGGTCCAGCGATTGTGTTGAGATTGAGTGATGCGTCCTTCATTCAACATGTTATCACACACATTGATGAAAACTTGAAACTTTTCTTCGCGGGTGAGACAATAGGGAACTGCCGCAGTCTTCACAACATTGAGAATCTGTGCTTTGGTCATGATCACCAGCGAATGTAAGTTTGATCAGGGTAAATGCCGTTTTCTTCACAACGACACTCATAGGCAATCCGTTTGAGCATCTCAATGTCCATGTGCTCAACCTCTTCCAGAATGTTCTGGCGAAGTTCGCGGATGATGGTGTCGTCCATCGGTCTCCCTGTCGATGCTCTTATTATAGGGCAGAACAGAGTCGGTTCCCGAAACCATGGGACACTTCGCCAGCTGGCACACCCTGTTTGTCAATTAAGTACCATTCATATAACCTTTCTTCCTCTTCTCTTGCCTCAATTTCGTGTGGTTGATACCAATACTCATACTTTTTGACAGGTTCCTTAGAATAACACAATTTTCCGTATCGGTGCCGCAGCGAACCACGTACCCATTGTGCCATGTGCGTCAGTTCATGAAAAAGAGTTTTTATATACAACTCCTTGTCCATATAGGTGTCCAATTCTATCAGGAAGTGTCTAGGACGATAAAGAGAACCTATTACATCACAATAACCATCAACCTTCTCACGTTTGAGACCACGATGAACAATCTCCACCGTAATCTTATGATGTGGAAAGAAGTTATTCAGAAACCAAGAGGTAACATCCTTACAGATCCTCTTAGAATAACCGTATCCAGAAGCAATGATGTAAGACATGAACCCCAGTGAAGAAACCAAACAAAAGAACCAATGAAAACAAGTTTATGGGTTGCCGTCATGTTGGTTGCTCTTGACGTTGAGTATAAGCATATGGGAACAGTTCATCCAGTATATCACTACATTTGCAATATTCTTCCGAATCTGTCAGTGTCTTCTCAATCTGCCACCGACGTACAGCAGTAAAGATCATTTTATATTGTTCTTGTGTAAAATTGCGTTCAGTCATTGAAACTCTCCTGAAATTGTTTCCATCGTTTGTCTAGTTGACTATCCATCCAACCCCAGACACCGTGTTCCATACCATCAACACCAGCAACCTCAATCTCATCTTGGATGAGACGGCGGAGCATATCAATTTGTTCGTCAGTC